CCGTTAAACCTTAATAAAAAGGCTTAGAACAAGTCTATAAGCTCCAAGGGGCAAACCATCTGAACGAAAGGAGTTACCTTAGTTCACCTTAGGAATACGCCATCGTAAATGCTGGCCGATTTCCCATTTTTGAAAGAAGCTGAATCAGTTTCAATCTAGTTGGGGTGATTACCCGCGCTGGAGGTGCAGAGTAGGCAGGGTCCTCTTTTTGAGAGGCCCGCTTACAAAGTTCCTTCATCTCGGCATATCGAGCAAGTTTATCATTTAACAATGCTAAAACTGCTGAATCGGAATCCATTTGCGGATCTAGGGCAGTTATTTCTGCACCTAGTTCGGTGAATTTCTGAAGAAAGATGTTATACAGGGTACTGTAAAATACCCGGGCATCGTTTAACAATACACTAGGCATCTCTGATATCTTAGCGACATCAGGGGCACCATCGGTGTAGAAGTTACCGAAGTCCAGTTCAAGGGTACAAATCTGTTCGATAGTTGTATCACATAAACCGGAAAGGTTAGTGTGTACCAACATTTCTCGAACCAGATTTGCAGCATCCAGTGAAGGGTCGTGTCTTGCTACAAAGACAGCAAGAGGTTTCCAAAGGGTTATTTTAAACCATGGAAGTTCCACTGCCCATTTTTTCAAGGCTAGTTTAGAAGATGGAATATTAACTACTCTATCTAATAAAATACCCGGAAGTCGTTTAGCAATCCAATTATGGTCGGCGTTAAACAGGATGGCTTTCGCCATTTTGAAAACCCTTCCCTTTTCGGAAACTAAACTTCTAAGGGCCTCATCTACGGTAATCTTACCAGTATTTGAGAGCATTGTCCAGATGGCCAGGAGAACAGGGATTCTATTCCCTTCCTTATAGAGAGAGAGTTTCGTACATCGTTCGATATACGGAATAATCCGCTCTCTAACCACCCCTTTCGTAAGGAGTGAGTAGAGAATGTTAACTCTCCCCATTAAGGAGTTCCCTGACATAAACATAGCCCAGCTTAGAGCCGCAACATGAAGGCCCTTAACTGAAGTCACCTTAAGATACTCTGTAGCTGCAGTATTTGCAACTACTGACTTAGTGGTGTTAACAGGTAGACCAAAGATATCGAGTAATCTCAGATATTCTTTAGCAACTAGTGCGTCGAAGAGGATAATATCATCTCCGGTACATTCGTAACCTGTATACCACGTATCTTTAAGGAAAGGTAAATCTATTGGTACATCGTAAGCATTCCTATAGGCCAATTGGACTATAAAATGGTGCGTTACAGCCAACATGGCAAAAGAGGAAAGAGCTCCCATAGGCTGACCTACTGCGTAAGTAAGTACAGTCCAAGGGCGCCCTTCAGTATTATAATATACTGGAAGGTCGACACCATTGAAAGTAATTTCATTTGGCATACGAACTCCCCGTGCCTTTTTATCTGCACCGATTTCTCGGGCATATGACTCAGGCAAGTATAAATAATACTCTCTTTTAACCAGAAAGGTTGACCAGAGATTACCCAATCCAGGTAACAACAGATTAAGGACTTCAAGTTGAAGTTCTATTGGAAGTCTGTCTGTCGCGGCAGAAAGATCATAGCCCCAAGATTTTCCTGCAACCATGGATTTAGATCTAGCTCTCTTCTCCGAAGAGGTTTGATCATAAACTCCATCGTTAGGTAAAGATTTAAGGAACTTAGCGAGCATTCGTTCTAATGGTTTAAGTATAGACTGAGTCCATACATCCACCATAGCAAATACTCTAAGTTTCCCTGCAGCCTCTTCCTTAATTGATAATTTTCCTGCAAACAACGTTTCAGGATTACCAATATAAGAAAGGTGGTATTTAGAGTCTGTATCATACAGTCTTTGAACACCAGCGTAAGGGGAGTCCTTAGTCTTTACATGAGGAAGACCTTGGTTGTTATAGAAAGCAAAGGTGCTTTCGTATAACATTCTAAGATCTCTCTGTTGTAACATTGACATAAGCCCAAGAGCGACTGAATCCAGTCCTAAAGTTTTATGTAGCGTAGGGTCACTGATTAGACCTTTCCAGGCGACTTTTCGCGAAGGCGAACTAGTCTCAAGGAGTAGGAAATCAGCCTTCCGCCCCAGAATGTTCAAATTAAACATATTAGAGATTCTCCCTTTAGATAACATCAAAAGGAATCGTCTCTGTACGTTATAATAAGAAGATTTTGCGGTAGAAGGGGCTACAATGGTTCCTATTTTAAGCACGCCGGGTAATTTAATTACTCGGTACACTGAAAATAGAGTTAACCAAAATCTTATAACAGAAGGCGCTAATCCCATGATTAATTTCCGATCTCGCGACGGAATAATCGGTGGGAGGCCTGAAGAAGTCAATCTTGATTTCACCAGGCTATCGTCCAACTGCGTAAGACTTGTAGTCTTATCCTTAGCCACAGCTTTAGATATGGCAAGCTGAGAAGCCTTAAGGAGTTTAACGGTTTGTTCTTCACCATGATGTTTATAGGTAGCGTATATAAACCCGCTAAATATTTTCACCAGGCGTAGTCTGCCAGCAAACTTTACCTTTCCTGGGAATACGAAGGAGATTACTCTCCAACCGTACGCTCGGAAAAGGTCTGCAAGGGGTGGGGTTTCCATTTGGTACAGGGCATAAAACCCATCTTTTGTTGGACCTTTAACTTTAGTTAAAAGTCCTTCATTTGACATAGTACCATTTTTCCACTGGCTAATAATTTCCATTTTATTGGATCTATTAGCGAGTACCCATCGTCCTGCAAGGCTAACCATGCTTCCGTTCTCATGGATTGCAGCAAAGAAAGCTTTAATTCTTCTTGAAGTTAGCATCCCTTGTGTTGTTTTGATTAAAGAATTTTTCATAGCAACTATAGGTATATTAATTTCACGAAATCCGCATGCTGGTTAATTCCCGAAGGGTCAGGGAAAGAGCTGCCTGTTCTTTAACAGCGATTCTTCTCACCTTCGTAACTAGCACTAAGCGACCTTGCCTCGTAAGAGGGGACCGGTATAAACCGCCTAGCCTTTGCTCTGTTTCTGTCCTCGCGGCACCATAGCGGCTTTTTCACTTTGAAATTGCTACTATCTTGTTCGTAGGATGAGTAACCGGTAAGGGTCACTCGGACTTACTAGGTCCATGCCGTCACAATATTCATAGCGCCTTTTTGGGCTACTCAATTGATGGCATCCGCTTCGGATTTTAAAAGAATTTAAGTTTATGTAAGACCTGGTTTCCAGCGTTCAGGACTTGATTGGAAGGTCTAGGCCTTCCATATCCAGTAAGATGCAACAAACCTATTGTTACACTCCGGTGTGCAAGAAACGTCAAGCACTCCTTTAAGCTGAATATTATACCGCTCAACACGGATCAGTAATATGCCCTCCCTACTTATTGTTTACACAATATTGAAGGTAGCAGTATCTTACTCTCTCAGAGTGACAATATCTCCGTTCAAAGGACTTTGCCACATTCTGCATTATTATTACCCATTCTTTTGGAACGGGCTTATTAAAAATAATAAGCGGACTGTTTAGATCCCTCATAATGAGAATCTGGCTCAGTTAATCTTTTAACTTTAAAATCGTGTGCTCTAAGGCCACAACGTCATAAGAATTTCTACATCTGGAGTGTCCTCTTTCGAGGTTCCAGGTTAGAAGTCACCTTATAACCCGGTAGTTGGTCTCGAGTAATGCATATCTAGGTACTATAAGTATCATCAATATGCCCGACTCTAAGGGTCCAGCTACTACCGTAGCTTTAAATCACACAAACTAGTATTCCAGGGATCATCCCGAAAATGCTAGACGCTTCTCGCGAGTCTGGGTCAACGATGAAAAGTCGTTCCAGCCGCTCAAGCGAAACTGTCCGTGTTATTAATTTAACATTGCCAGTATTGGCTCTTCGACAGAAGAGTCTCAACCGGTTTGTAGGGGGGCTTGCTCCCTGAGATTATCCGGCCTCGACGAATACTTGCGTATTTGAAG